ATGCAATAGTTAAATATTCTATTAGTTTTTTCATAGTTTCTCCTTAATTAAGCAATATCTCTATCACCAACGGCAACAGAATAATCGTTTAATATCTTGTTAATTGTATTTTTCATTTGTGTATCAACTTTATCAATAAAGAAATTAGATAAATCAGGAGATAAATCCTTAATATCTTTCTTCATATCGTTGATTCTTTTATAAACTACATTTCTAACAATTGGTATATTGTTGTTTAATGCAGATTTTGGCATATAGAAATTATCTAATATGTTTTTTGTTTTTTTGTCTTTCATATGTACCATATTATACCTAAATAGGGTAAAAGTCAAGTAAAAAGAGAGCAAAAAATGAACAAAATCACAGTTTTTTTACTATGTTCGCTTTTTGTTCTGGTTTCCTGTTCAAAAAGTGTTGAAAATTGCGTGTTTTTTGATTTTAAAGACGAATCAGTAAAAAACTATGCGAAAAATTTGTCGGGAAACGAAATTTATGCTCATATTCGTTGTAAATTTTAAGGATAAATATTAGTATGGAAAAATATTGTCAAAATTGTGGTTATCAATGTCATTGTAATGAAAATTGCGAAAAAGATTATGGGGAAAAACAAAAAACCATCGTTTGTACTCATTGCAGACATTCCGAAATGGATGATTCTTGGAAAGACCAAGTTTTTTATGACTCAAAAGACAATTTAGCAATGATAGATATGGAATAGGAGAAATTATGAGTAAAATGCGAGAATTTAAATTTATAGATGATGAAAAAGGCGAAAAAATAATAGAAGCAAGTTCATTTAAGAAGGCAGTCAAGTCTTTTCAAAATCAAGTAAAACAAAAAATGGTATATGTTGAATGGATTAGTAAAAAAGGTCAGGAAATGACCAAATGGCAAATATTACCATTAGGTCGGGAAAAAAGGTTAGGTAAATAATGAGTAATATTGATAATTTAGTAGAACAGTTAGGCAAATTAACAGTTGTTGAAGCAGGTGAGTTATCCAAGAAATTGGAAAAAGTTTGGAACCTTAATTTAAGTGAATTAACAGCAGCTGCTCAACCAGTACCTAAAGTAGAAGAAGAAAATGCTACTGTTAATGTATTATTATCAGGATTTGACACAGGTAAGAAAATAGGTGTTATTAAGGCAGTTAGAGCAATTAAAGATATGGGATTACTTGAAGCAAAGAATTTTGTTGAAGATAGTGCAGAAACTCCTGGCGAGTTAAAATCAAATATTGAAAAATCAGAAGCTGAAAAAATCAAGTCTGAAATTGAAGCAGTTGGCGGGAAAGTAGAAATTAAGTAATGCCAGCAGTTAGTAGAAAGGGTGATGATTTAAGTACAGGACACGCTTGTACTGCTATTACACAATTAGACACACCTGGTCAAGGTACAGTATTTGCAAATGGTATATTAGTTGCAAGAATTACTGATCCAACAGTATCACACCCAGCACCTCCAGTACCACCTTGTCCAGCTCACGTTAAAGTAGTTAATGTTGGTTCAGCAACAGTATTTGCAGTAGGTAAAAATATTGCTAGAATTGGAGATAGTACAGACGCAGGTGCTATGATTAAAGGTTCTGGAAATGTATTTGCAGGCGGTTAGAAAAATCATATAAATATACCTGATATGCCAAACTATGACGCTAGCACTACTAACAAGTCAAAACGAGCCACAAGAATCTATAAAGATATAGACCTAGACTTTGGTCGTAATACAGTTACTAATGATGTTAATAGTTTAACAGATGTTGAGGCAGTAAAAAGAAGTGTTAGAAATTTAATTAACACAAATCACTTTGAAAGACCTTTTCATCCTGAAATAGGAAGTGATGTTAGAGCAATGTTGTTTGAACCAATGACACCATTAACTGCTCTAAATTTACAAAGAAAAGTTGCTGAAGTTTTACAAAACTTTGAACCAAGAATTAATTTACAACAAGTTTTAGCAACTCCAGATATTGATAGAAATAGTTATAATTTAAAAATTATGTTTTATGTTGTTGGTGTAGTAGGGGATATAACCGTAGAAACAATATTAGAAAGATTAAGATAAAATGGCAAGTAATAAATTCATAGTCGCAGATTTAGATTTTGATACAATCAAAGATAATTTAAGAGCATTCTTACAAGACCAAACACAATTTTCAGATTATAATTTTGAGGGATCAGGTTTTTCTGTTCTATTAGATACATTAGCATACAACACACACTATTTAGGATTCAATGCTAATATGTTGACTAATGAAATGTATTTGGATAGTGCTGACATAAGAAAAAATATTGTTTCATTAGCAAAGATGTTAGGTTATACTCCAACATCACCTAAAGCACCTATGGCAAGTGTTGATATAACTTTAAATGATGGTGCAGGTTCTTCGGTTACAATGGACAAAGGAACTGTTTTTACTTCAGTAATAGATAATGTAACTTACCAATTTATAACTAACGAAGATATAACAATGACACCTGTTGATGGTGTTTACAAATTTTCTAGTGTGCCAATTTATGAAGGTACTTTAGTATCTTTTAGATATACAGTTGATAGTACAGATGTTGACCAAAGATTTACTATCCCTAGTGTAAATGCTGATACATCATCTTTAAAAGTTACTGTTCAAACTTCAGCAAGTGATACAACAATTGAAACTTACACATTAGCGTCTGGACTAAAAGGTTTAAATAGTACATCAAAAGCATATTTCTTAAAAGAAACAGACACAGGTAAATTTGAAGTTTATTTTGGTGATGGTATTTTAGGAAATAAATTAGCAGATGGTAATATAGTAATATTAGAATATCTTATTACAAATAAGGAAGAGGCAAACGGCGCTTCAGTATTTAAAGTAGGAAGTTCAGTTGGTGGATTTACAGATATATCAATAGTTACAAAATCAAATGCAGAAGGCGGTGCTGAGGGAGAATCAAAAGAGTCAATTAGATTTAATGCACCATTACAATACACATCACAAGATAGAGCAGTTACAACAACTGATTATGAAACTTTGGTTAAATCAATTTATCCTAATGCACAATCAATTAGTGCTTGGGGTGGAGAAGATGATGAAACGCCAATTTACGGAGTTGTAAAAATTTCTATTAAGGCGCCTAGTGGATCAACATTAACAGATACAACAAAATTAGATATAGTAAATAAATTAAAACCATATAATGTTGCTTCAGTAAGACCAGAAATAGTTGACCCTATAACAACATCAATTATGCTAGTTGTTAATGCTAAGTTTGATAAAAAAGGTACTGCTAAAACAGCAGATACTTTAAAGGCAGAAATTACGAATGCTATAGAAGATTACAATGAAAATACTTTAACAGCATTTGATGGTGTGTTTAGATATTCTAAATTAACAGGTTTAGTTGATGATGTTGATAATTCAATCTTATCTAATATTACAACTGTTAAAATGAGAAAAGAATTTACACCTACTATAAACTCATCTACAAAATATGATGTTTATTTTAGAAATGCTGTTTACAATCCACATTCAGGACACGAACCAATATTATCATCTACTGGATTTAAAATATCAGGTAATGCTAACGAAATGTTTTTAGATGATGATGGAATTGGTAATGTAAGATGTTATTATCTTGTTAGTGGTATTAAAACCGTTGAAAATGCTACACAAGGAACAATTGATTATGCAACAGGAAAAGTAACTCTCAATTCTATAGCAATTGCTGAAATATCTAATATAAGAGGTTCTATTTCTAAAGTAATTGAAATAACAGTTACACCAAGTTCAAATGATATAGTTCCTGTAAGAGATCAAATATTAGAAATAGATGTTTCTAATTCAATCATAAATGTTTCTGAAGATACCTTTATAGGTGGATCATCCGAGGCAGGTGTAGGATATACAACAACATCAAGTTACTAATGCAATGGCAAAATTTAATGATAAAATTTCAACGCTCATTAATAGTCAATTACCAGATTTTGTAGTTGACGAGCATCCACAATTTGTCCGATTTTTAAAAACTTATTATCAGTTTATGGAATCTGCCGAGTTGCAGATTACAACCATACAAAATACAGACGGTATAACTTTAGAAAACGAAACAGGTACATCTGCTAATTTATTATTAGATGGTTCAAAAATATCTTCAGAAAGAACACAACTAGATCAAGGCGATAAAATAATTTATGAAGATACATCTTATGGTAAATTTACCGTTGGTGAAACAATAACAGGTTATGATTCTAAAGCAACTGCTAAAGTTATTGCTGAAGATATAGCAAATAATAGAATATTCATAACAGCACAAGATAAGTTTGCTAATAATGAAGTTGTAACAGGTAATGATTCTAACGCTAAAGCAGTAATTAATAATTATCGTCCTAATCCAGTAAACAATATTCAACAACTTGCAAACTTTAGAGATCCCGATAAAGTTATATCAAACTTCTTAACAAAATTTAGAGATGAGTTTTTAAAAACAATACCAGAAGAATTAGCAATAGGATTAGACAAAAGAAATTTAATTAAAAATATTAAATCAATGTACCGATTAAAAGGTACACAAGCAGGACACGAATTATTTTTTAGAATTTTATTTAATCAAGTATCAGACACATTTTATCCAAGAACACAAATGTTGCGTGTATCAGATGGACAATGGGATACACAAAAAGTTTTAAGAGCAAGTGGTACAGTAGGTAATACTTCAGATTTAATTGGTAGAACAATTACAGGAAAAACTTCAGGAGCAACTGCTATTGTTGAAACAACAAAAATTTTTCTAATAGGTGCAACCTATGTTACTGAATTTATAGTTAACATTGAATCAATGGAAGGCACATTTCTAATTGGTGAAGAAATTTCAGGAACTGCTAGTGATACAGATGACTTTTATATAAAAGCAATTATTACAGGTATACCTGGAACAAAAACAATTACCAATGATGGTAATTTATATTCTACTGGTGATTTCTTATCAGTAACAGGTGGTGGACAAGGTGCTACTATTGCTATTGATGATATAGGATCAGGAAGTCTATCAGAAATTATTGTTGACAATTCAGGAACAGGTTATTCAGTAGGCGATAAATTAGTTTTTGATAATTCAAATACATATGGTTCTGGTGCAGAAGGATTTATTTCTGTTGTCAATGGTGGTATTACTGCTGAAGAAGGAACAAACGCTGAACATATTACGCTAGAATATGAAACAGAAAGAGGTGATATTTACCCTGGAAATAAAATTGTACAAGAAGATGAAACAAATTCAAGTTTAGGTGATATAACAGATATATTTTTAATTAATGAAGGAAGTGGTTATGTATCTTTACCTAGTGTGTCCATAACATCAAGTGGTTCAAATGGAAATGTTTTAGCATATGGTACTGAAATAGGAAGAGTTATTGGATTAAAAACAAATGAGTTAGGAGAAGGTTATGAAAAATCTCCAACACCTCCTATAATAAAATTTAGAAATTGTATGATACTAAATTCAGTATCAGGTAATTTTAATGCTAATGATACTATCACAGGCGGAACTTCAACTGCTGAAGGTACACTTGCTAGTTGGGATTCTGATAGAAGTTTATTAAAAGTAAAAGATCAAACATTTAATTTTGAATTAAATGAAATAGTAACATCATCAAGTGGTGGATCAGGAATAGTAAAAAGATTAGATATTGCTAGTGCTTCAATAGATGTTGTTTCTGTTGCAGATACAGATGGTAAATTTTTAAATGAAGATGGTTATATATCTGAGCAAACAATGAAAGTACAAGATAGTAAATACTATCAGGACTTTTCTTATGTATTAAAAGTAGGTCAATCTATTAATGATTGGCGAGATTCATTTAAAAAGACTATGCACACAGCAGGTTTTTATTTTACAGGTCAAGTTGATTTACTTAGCACATTAAACTTAAAAATTAAAATGCCAGTTGCTGGTATTGTATCAGGTGCTTCAGATACTCCATTATTTGCAGTATTAGATATATTGTATAGTACAATATTTGGTAGAAGATTAGGAACGGTTGATGATGGAACAAGTTTAAGAACAAATCCACATACACCAGGTTCAATAGATTTAGATCCTGCTACAATAGAACACTTTACACCAAATACAAGAGATTTAACTTTAACAAGACCATCAATTGGAATTGATTATACAAGTAGAGTAAGACGAGTAATTGATGGACAAATTGTTAAACAAGGGTACGCATACGGAGGTCCTAAATTTGGAACTTTAAATAAATTTGCAAATACAGTATTTGGTACAAGTTCTCCTGGAAGTAAGATAACTTTTGAAAGATTAAATGAGATTTTAGTACACGGAACAAGAACATCACTAGATGGTAGAAGTGGTATATTTTTAATGACTTCAGATGAAGGTGGTCAGTTAATTAAGACAGATTTTGCAATGCCAGTGTATTTTGCGGTTTCACAAGAATCCTTTGATAATACGGTTACAAACTTTGGACAAACATTATTAACTTTTGATGATACAACGCCATAATATGCTGGATAACATTATAAATAGTAAACAAGAGATATTAGTAACTGTTGATGGACAAGTAAAAGAAGAAAATAAAGATTATGAAGATATTAACAATGAAATCGTTTTTAAACAACCACCAGAAGCAGGTTCAGTAATAAAGGTATATAAGAAGAAATAAAATGGGAAAAAATACAATATTTAGAGGGACTACCGCAAATGATGGATCAGGCGATAATTTAAGATTAGGCGCTCAAAAGATAAATGATAATTTTACAGAAGTATATACTGCTTTAGGAGATGGTTCAACTTTAGCAAGTGGTACTTATGTTACCACAGTTTCAACACATACATTTACAAATAAAACAATTAGTGGTTCTTCAAACACTCTTTCAAATATACCAAATAGTGCTTTAGATACTATCGCAAATACTAAATTAACAAATTCAACTATTACAATTACAGGTGATGGTGCTGGAACTTCAGCAGTAGATTTAGGTGATACTATAACTTTTGAAGGTGGTTCTGGTATTACAACAACGGTAACAGCAGATAAAGTTTCTTTTCAAACAGATGGTTCTATTGTAACCGAAACATCAACAGATATACTAACAAATAAAACAATTGATGGAACAACAAACACTTTACAAAGTATCGCAAATGCTAGTTTAACAAACTCATCAATAGGAATTGGTGGACTTACATTAAATCTAGGAGATACAGACGCTACTCCTGCTTTAGATTTAACAGACGCAACAAATTATCCTACAAGTTCATTATCAGGTTCAATTACAAATACTCAATTAGCAGGTTCAATTACAAACGATAAACTTGTTAATAAAAAAATTACAATAGGTGATGATACATCTACAAACTTTGATGTTCAATTAGGTGATAGTTTTGAAATTATTGGTGGTTCAGGACTTTCAACTGCTATTGATAATAATAGAATAACTTTAAATGTGGGAAATCTTCCTAATACTTCTTTAGATAATTCATCAATCACTTTAGGAACAGATACTATTGCTTTAGGTGGTACTCAAACATCAATCGCAGGATTAAGTTTAACAGGATCAGGTAATGTAGATTTAACTGGTGCAGGTTCTAAAATGAGATTTGACTTTTCAGGATATGGTGCTTTACCAGCGGCTGCAACTTATGTAGGTATGTATTCTTACGATAGTGTAGGAAACAGACCTTATTATTCTTCAGGTAGTGGTTGGGTTAGAATATTAGATGAAAACTCTTCCGTAGCAACACATACAGATGTTAATACTTCAGGTGTTGCAGATAAAAATATTTTACAATTTTCATCAGCACAAGGTAGATTTAATGTTGAAGAAGGTCCAAAATTATTACAACAAGTTAATTATCAGTCTGGTGGAATGCAAACAGGAACAACAATATTTCCTGAAGATGACTCAATTCCTCAAAATGATGAAGGTAGTGAATTTATGACATTAGCAATAACTCCTAAATCTGCTACAAGTACGCTAGTGATAGATGTACAAGTATTTTATTCTCAATCAGTAGGTACTAGATCAGGTACAGGAATATTCAAAGATTCAGACACAGACGCAAAAGCATTTACTTCTAATTTTTGTGATGACGCAACAATGATGACTAATATGCACCTAAACTATTCAGAAGTGTCTGGAAATACTACTGCTAGAACATATAAAGTAAGATGTGGAAATATCGCAACCGCAGGTACTTTTACCTTTAATGGTCAATCAGGTGCAAGAAAATTTGGTGGAACCGTACTATCTACATTTAGAATAATAGAAATAGATTCATAGGAGAAATCATTATAAATATAAGAAAGATTAAAGAATTATGCCAGCAATAATAACAAATAAATTTAGATTAAACAACGCTGAACAATTTTCAGAATCATTTTCTGAAGCTTCAAGTAATGTTTATTACCTAGGTATTGGAAGACCACAACCTTTCGGTACTTCAACAAGACCAGATACTAGAACAGATTTTGAAGGAACAGACGCTGCTCCTATTACTCCTGGTGATACAGTTGCTAGAGAATTTTATACTTATGATGATTTAATTGCTGCTAAAAGAGTACAATCAATAGACACATCTTTTGTTATTCCTAGAAGAAACTGGACATCTGGTGTTGTATATGATTATTACAGACACGATTACGGCGAATATTTAACAGGATCGGTAACTACAAGACAAACATCAACAAGTGGTGCTACAACTTTAAATGACGCAACTTTTTATGTATTAACTACTGCTAGAAATGTTTACAAATGCTTAGATAACAACAATGGTGCTGCTTCAACGCAAGAACCAACTGGTGTTTCAACTTCAGTAATTACAACTACTGATTCATATAAATGGAAATTTATGTACACACTTTCTGCTGCTCAACAATCAAGTTTCTTGTCAATAGACTTTATGGCAGTTGCTTCAAACTCTAGTCCAGGACCAGATCAATCAAATGTTATATCTGCTGCTGTAGATGGTTCGGTAGATATAGTAAAAATTAAGGCAGGTGGTTCAGGTGGAACCGCAGGAACATTTAATAGTATTGCTATAAAAGGAGATGGTACAGGTGGACTTGCAAGTGTAACTGTTGCTGGTGGGTTAGTATCTGCTGTTGCAGTAACTACTCCAGGTTCAGGATATACTTTCGGAACAATAAGTAATGCTCAAATAGTTGCCGCTGGTGCAACAAGTTTAGTAGGTGCTGAATTAGATGTAATTATTTCACCTCAAGGTGGACACGGTGCAAACGCAGTAGAAGAATTAGGTGGATTCTTTGTAATGTTAAATACAAGTTTAGAAGGAACAGAATCAGCAAACTCTGGTGACTTTTCTGCTGTAAATGATTTTAGAAAAATTTGTTTATTAAGAGATCCAACAAAATCAGCAAGTGCTGTAACTGCTAACACAGCAAGATTAACAAAGGCAATTAAAATTGCAGACTCACCTTCACCAGGATCTTTTACAACAGATGAAGAAATTAATCAAGCAACAACAGGTGCTGTAGGTAAAGTAGTAGAGTGGGACGCAACAAACAAAATTTTATATTACATACAAACAAGACACAATGATTCAGGTGTTGACGCAAATGGTAACTTAACTTCTTTTTCTGGCACTAATGTTATTACAGGTCAAGGTGGCGGTGCTCCAACTGGAACACCAGATACAACAACAGGTACAGTTAATAATGTTTCATTTACTTCAGGATATTCAGTTCCTGAAATAGACCACGATACTGGCGATGTACTTTATATTGAAAATAGAACACCGATACAAAGAGCTTCAGACCAAACGGAGAACATTAAACTGGTCATAGAATTTTAAGGGAGAATAAATGCCAAGTCCAACTGACTTCAATCTCTCACCTTACTATGATGACTTTGCAGAAAGCAAACAATTTCATAGAGTATTGTTTAGACCAGCATTTGCTGTTCAGGCAAGAGAGTTAACACAATCACAAACAATAGTACAAAACCAAATTGAGAAATTGGGAGACCATTTCTTTGAAAAAGGCGCTATGGTTATTCCTGGCGAGATTGGTTATGATTTAAATTATTATGCTGTTAAACTTTCAAGTATTGATAGTACAAATACTTTAGCACATTTTACAAATGGTACTGTTTTAACAGGTACAACTTCAGGTATTACAGCAACAATTGTAAATCAAGTTGCAACAGATGGAACTGATCCAGATACTCTATTTGTAAAATATACTAAATCAGGTGGAACAAATAAAAATCAAAATTCTTTTGGAGATGGTGAAACAATCACAGGAACAAATAGTGATTCAATTGCTCTTACAGCAATAGTTAATACAACTGCTACAGGTAGTGCTGCTCAAGTACAGGCAGGATGTTATTATATAAATGGATTTATAGTAACAGTTTTAAATCAAACAATCATACTAGACAAATATTCAAACACACCAAGTTATAGAGTAGGATTATTAGTTACAGAATCTTTTGTAACTCCTACAACTGATAATACTTTAAATGATAATGCTCAAGGTGTTTCAAACACTAATGCTCCTGGTGCTCACAGATTTAAAATAGATTTAACTCTAACTAAAAAAGCAATTGGAAGTACCGAAGACGCAAACTTTGTAGAGTTGTTAAGATTAAAAACTGGTATAATTCAAAGTAAAGTTAGAAATACTGACTATGCAATATTAGAAGATACTTTTGCTCGTAGAACATATGACGAATCAGGTGATTATACTGTAAGACCTTTTGATATTGATATTAGAGAACATTTAATATCAGTAAATAATAGAGGAATTTATACATCACTTAATGGAGGTGACGCTACTAAACTTGCAGTAGGTATGTCGCCAGGAAAAGCATATGTTAAAGGTTTTGAAGTTGACAAATTAGCAACTCAATATATAGATGTTGATAAGGCAAGAGATTTTGATACAGAAAACAATATTAATACAAGATTTGATATAGGTAATTATGTAAATGTAACTAATGTTTATGGTACTCCAGATATAGGTTTTGTATCAGGTGAAACAGAAGCATTTAAAAGAATTAATTTATATAAAGTAGCAACTAATACTCGTGGTGTTGAAAATGCAGGTACAGGTGCTGGTCTTAATACAATAGGTCGTGCTAAATCAAAAGGGTTGGAATTTAGTTCAGGAACAGCAAGTGGTAATTTATTTGCTACAAATTCTGATAGAGAAGCAATATATAAACATTTCTTATTTGATATTAATTTGTTTACTCATCTTAATATTACAACAGGTCAAGCATTCACAACAGGAGAAAAAGTTTCAGGTGGTACTTCAAGTGCTACTGGTACAGTAGAAAGTATATCAACACAAACTGCTGCTAATGTAACTGCTATTTCTATCGCAAGTCCAGGTGTTTGTACTGCAACTGCTCACGGATTAAAAGAAGGACAACAAATAACTTTTGACGCTATATCAGCACAAGACCAAACAGTTTTAATAACAACAAGTGATATATTCACGGTTAGAAATCCAAGTACAAATGATTTTGAATTATACAGAGCAGATGGTACAACTGCTACAAATATAAATCAATATACATCTTCAGGAAATGCTGTACACGGAATTGTAGTTGTATCAGATGTAACTGGAACTTTTATTCCAGGAGAAACAATCACAGGTGGTACTTCTTCTAATACAGCAGATATTCAATCTAATAGACTTGGATTTACAGGAGTTACTTCATATGATTTCCCACAAGTTAAACAACTTGGTATGGCAGGTTCTCCTACTTATACATCGGATACAGCATTAGATTCTACATATGGTGTAAATAAAATTCTTTCAGGTACAATAGATGTTGGATCAGGTTCAAACACTTTGACTGGTATCAATACTTGGTTTACAGACGACCTTATAGTAGGTGATACAATTACATTTACAAACGATAGTGGTAATACAGAAACTCATATAGTTGAAGCCATTATTTCAAATACTAGTTTAATATTAATTAGTGCAACAGCAGCGGCTTCTACTAAAACAGTTGCAACAAGAAAAAGATCAGCAATCAGATCACCAGAAAAAAATGTTTCAGTATTTCAACTACCTTATGAAACGATTAAGACATTAAAGACAACTATAAATTCTGGTATAACAGATACAAATTTTAAAGTTAGAAGACATTTTGTAGGAACATTATCATCAAATGGTGATGTAACTATAACCGCAGGTACTAATGAAACATTTGCTGCTTTATTAGAAAAAGATTTTTCAGTATCAATAATGTCAACTGGTGCTGGTGGATCAGGTTCAGTTGGTGATGTATTTAGTTTAAGTGGTAATAACCACGAAAGTGATCCTATCTTTACACTAGGTGGTTCGCCAACAGGTAAAACATTATTAATAGATTTTGGTGCTAACTTCCAAGGACATAAAGTAAAAATTTTAGCAACAGTTAATAGAAGTGTTGCAGGTTCTAAAACTAAAACTTTAAGTACAGCACAAACAGTTCAAAAAACAGTTCAAACAGAAATTGAATCAGGTACAATAGGAATTGGTAAAGCAGATGTTTATAAAATTAATAATGTTTATATGGCAGCTGACTTTGCTACAGACGCAACTAATTTAGATACAGATATTACAGATAGATTTGATTTAGATTCAGGAATGAGAGATAACTTCTATGATATTGGAAGACTTATACTTAAAACAGGTTCATTAACACCAACAGGAAGATTGTTAATTAATTTTGATTTCTTCTCACACGGTACTGGTGATTATTTTGATGTAGATTCATATGATGGTGTAATTGATTATGAAGATATACCTAGTTTTACTTCTGGTACAACTGGAAAAGTTTATCAGTTAAGAGACTCTTTTGATTTCAGACCTAGAGTAGATGACGCTTCAACAATCAATTCAGGTGACCAAGACCGTTCATATGATGGATCAGGTGCTTCAACGATAGATGTTGTAAAATTTGAAACAGATATTACTTCTGATTTTGAATTTTATTTACAAAGAGTTGATAAAATTTATTTAGATAAAGAAGGTAATTTTAGAGTATTAAAAGGTGCAAGTTCATTAACTCCAGAAATTCCTGGTGTCTTGGATAACGCAATGCACCTATACACATTGTTTATTCCATCATATACATTGGATACAGCAGATGTAGGTATTGAACAAGTTGATAATAGAAGATATACAATGAGAGATATTGGTAGAATAGAAAAGAGAATTGAAAATGTTGAATACTATACTCAATTATCTTTACTAGAACAATCAGCACAAACTTTACAAATACAAGACGCAAATGGTTTTGATAGATTTAAAAACGGATTTGTCGTAGATAATTTCACAGGACACGCAATAGGTGATCCAGGAAATGTAGATTACAAAGTTGCTATGGATATGGCGAAAGGTGAAATGAGACCTACATTTAATGAAGACGCTATTGCTTTGGAAGAAAGAGATGATGATGGTACTGCTATTCAGGCGTCTGATAGAACGGCTGCTCAATATGCTAAAACAGGAGATTTAATAACTTTACCGTACACCGAAGTAACTTTAATAGACCAAAGTTATGCAAGTAAAACTGTAAATGTTAATCCATTTGGAATATTTACTTGGATTGGTTCTGTTGCTTTAACTCCACAAACAGATGAATGGAAAGAAACTGAAAGAGCGCCAGATTTACATATTACTAATGATGATGGTACTTGGGATACTTTAGTTAAAAATTCTGGTAATCCAAATTTACAATCTGTTGAATTAGGAACGGTTTGGAACGAATGGCAAAATCACTGGACAGGTGTATCAACAACTAATAGTACAGAAAATTTTGAACAAAGAGGTGGTCACGGTTGGAGAGTAATGCAAAGGGATGTCCAATCCACTACTAGAACAGGAACAAAAACACGAACAGGAATTAGACAAGTAATAGTTCCAAAAACAGTTACGCAAAATGTTGGTGATAGAGTTATATCTATTGCGTTCACTCCATTTATTAGAAGTAGAGATGTTGATTTTGTTGCAACAAGATTAAAACCAAATACAAGAGTTTATCCTTATTTTGATAATGACTCTATAAACACATATGTAACTCCTTTAGGTGGTGCATTGGGAGGAAATTTAGTTACAGACTCAAATGGTTCTGTATCAGGTACTTTCTCAATACCAGATCCAAAAGATAATTCAAAACCAAGATGGAGAACAGGTGAAAGAGTGTTTAGATTAACTAGTTCATCTTCAAACGATTTAACTTCAGCACCAGATACAGCAGCAAATGCTGAATACATTGCTAGAGGTATTATTCAAACAGTACAAAATACAATTATCTCTACAAGAACAGCGGGTGTAGAATTTAGAGCAACTAACGAAACAGAAAATATAACTCAAACAACTTCAACAAGAGGTGCTGCTAGACAAGTGGGATACCACGATCCATTAGCACAAACATTTATGGTTGATGAAGCTGGTGGAGTATTTTTAACTTCACTAGATATATGCTTCTCAACTAAAGACGCAAATATTCCAGTTACCTTACAAATTAGAAATACAGTTAATGGTTATCCAGGTCAAACAATATTACCTTTTTCAGAAAAAAGTTTAAATCCAGCAAGTGTAACTACAAGTACAGATGGAAGTTCAGCAACGACATTTACTTTTGATAGTCCTGTTTATGTACAAGAGAATACAGAATATGCTTTAGTATTAATGGCAAACACAACAGAATATAATGTTTTTGTTGCTAGATTAGGTCAGACGGCATTAGGTTCTAATAGAACAATATCACAACAACCTTATACTGGTGTATTCTTTAAATCACAGAATGGTGTTACTTGGTCAGCAGATCAAAACGAAGATATTAAATTTAAAATTAAGAGAGCGGAGTTTGAAAATGTTTCAGGTGTAGTTACTTTAACAAATAAAGATTTAGATGATAGAACACTTAAACTTAATCCATTACGAACAACAAACACTTCAGGTGTAGTTAGAGTTTATCATCCAAATCACGGAATGCACGGCACAGATAATAATGTGACCATTTCAGGAGTACCTGCTGGTACACATAATGGAATTGTTCACTCCGATATTAATGGAACATATACAAGTATTTCAAATGTAACTTTAGATAGTTATGATATTACAACTACTGGAACAGCAACCACAACTGGAGACATTGGTGGAGATTTAGTAGTAGCAACTCAAAATAGATTGTTTGATGTATTAAATTTAGGTGGTATACAAACTATGACTTTACCTGAAACAAGTTTAAGTATGTCTATTAGACCTACAAGTGGTCGTTCAATTCACGGTTCAGAATCAGAATTTGCTTTAACAGCAGGATCAAATAAAATAAATGTTGTTAGTAATGACAATATTCACTTTAATTCTCCTCAAATGGTTGCTAGTGCAATTAATGAAACAAATGAAATGGGAGGTTCCAAATCATTTTGGAATATCGTAACTTTAAGTACAAAAAACACTAAAGTGTCACCTGTATTAGATACTCAAAGAATGAGTGCTTTTACAATTACTAATAGATTGAATAATCCTACTTCAGGTAATACACCAGATTTTGTTGCCGATACTGCTTCAACAGGTACATCTACATCAGCAACTTATTGTACTAAATCAATTGTATTAGAAACTGCTTCAACTTCTTTAGATGTTAGATTAACTTCAAATGTAAGATCAACTTCTAAAGTAAAAATGTATTACAGAATTATAGGATCAGAAGATGATACTACTATTGGTAAAGTTAGTTGGACACCATTTAATACAGATGGTGAAGAAGATATAACAGTTACTCCATCAGAAGATAATACATCATT